ATGGTAGAAACCGGCTCCGCCTGGCCGCCCCCAATCCTGACCGCCAGCATGGCCGCGACCGAAACGGTCGCCAGCGCCAACAAAAAATAATTAGGTGGTTTTGCGCTCATATCCCCTCTTTTTCCCGCATCCGGCCTTTACGCAAATAAGCATTGTGGCCCATCCGCGCCGGCTGAGATGGGCGCAGGCCGGGACTGCGATCATCCCAGATCCGCAAACCGGGCACGTCTTCCGCCTGACCAGGGCGCCCTTCAATTCCCGGGCCCCCGTCTTCGGGTTGGTGACGTATCGCTTGGCCGGGTTCTGCTTTCCGCAGGCCATCAGCCCTCCCCCCGGGGGACCCTGGGCCGAACCGGCCGGCTCTGCCTGATCGCCTTCGGGTCCCAATCGGCCGGCATGGAAAACGGATTGAATTTATGTTTAAGCATATACTCGATCAGGGCGTCCTCGAGGACCTCCGACGGGATCCGATTATATGCGCCGGCCAGATAAACCAGGCCTTTTTTTACGGATGAATAAACCGGGACGTCGATGGGGACCCGGATCGGCCCCGCCTCCGTTTTCGCCGGCGCCGTTATTTTGTAAAGGCGGATATATCCCTTGACCGTTTCGATCCGAGTACAGGTTTTTTCCGCGATTTGTTCCGCTGTGACCCCCGCCCGGATTTGCCGGGAAAGCCAGCCGGGGTCCCTGTATGTCCCCTTGGCCTTTTTCTGCCGATCGAATTTTATCCCGACCCTATTGGCGACCTGGTAAACGTAAGCCTGGGAAACGCCCACCTGATCGGCGATCCAGGCGGCCGACTTCCCGTCCTGCGCCGCTTGGATTATTTTGATTTTCGTTTTCGCTCCGATCCGCTTCATTTCTTGCGGCCCTTCCGATCGTCTTTTTTTTCTTCCTCGTATGGGTTGCGGCCCGGTGCGACCTCTCGATCGTCGATCAGGCGCCCCTTTCGGATCGCCTCCAGGCGTTCCTTTTCCGTCATGTCGTGAATATTTTTCATCAGTAGCCCCCAAAATCGTCCCTATCTATAAATTCTAATTTAAAATTATGCATCTTGGCCAGCTCTTCGTTTATAAATTGGGTGTGTTCCCTCTGGACAAGTACGGCCGCTTCCTGCCTCGGCATGCCAGCTAAAACCAGACGGTCATATTTTGGCTTGAATTTATTAAACGCGATGCCGTCAATGGCCTTGTAATCCGCCCCTATCGTCTGCCATGCCGGCCAGCCGCCCGCCGGCCTGATCGCCTGCCAGACGCCTTTTTCGGTGATGACCTGCATGGTTTTGACATCCTGGACGGATCCGAACATATAATCGGGGCCTGAAAACGCCGTCCCGTTGGGGTGATTATGAGAAAATACGCTGGCGCCCTTGATCTTCTTCGATTCCGCGTCTGTGAAATTTACATGATCGGACGCGCCTTTTTTGTATATCAGGGTTTTCCCCTGGGCGTCCATGGCCCCGGCATACTCAATTTTTCCGCCGCTTTTCTGGGCGTCCTTCCAGATCCGGTCCGTCATTTTCTGGTTTGGCGTCAGATCCGGGCCATCGTCCCCATAATAGGCCGCCCAGGTACACTCACAATGGGGGTGTGCCGGCTGCAATCCCTCGATCTCGTCAATGTTGTGAACCGATCCGTTTTGATCCTGGCAATATTCGCAGCAGTCCTCCGACATATCGGCGATCCAGATAACTTTTTTTATCCCAATCTGCTTGAACCCCTGGCGCTGGCCCTCAATCAAGGAAAACGCCGTTTCCGTCCGGGCGATCATCGCCGCCCGATATCGCAGCAGGCGCCGGGCCCTGGCATCCATGGCCGCCTTGACCTCGCTGGCCGTGAATCCGTCCGCTGTCATCTGGGCGCCCATGTTTACGACCGCCTGGGCATGTTTGGGCAGCAGGGGAATTATTGGCTCCAGGGCCCGGATATAGGGCCAGAGTGCGGCGCCGCTCTCGACCCCGCTGACGACGATCCCCCGGATAGTCCCCATTAATTCCTTTGTGATCGATGTTACCAGCTTTGCTGCATGGCCGGCTGACCAGGCCGTCGCTGATTCATTGATCATGTCGAAATAATCCCGCTTGAACATGCCCTGCTCGACCGTGGCCTTCCCGCCCTCGCCCAGGACCTCGAGCATGGCCGGCTTAAAAATCCGGGTCGCCGCGGCTTCGAAGTCGTCCCAATCCAGCAGCGCCTTGACCGTTTTTGTCGGCGTCGACTTGGCCCGGGCCGTCCGCCCCGCCTCCTTGACTTCGGCGATCGCAAACTTGAAAAATTCTCTTGTCGCCTTCCGCAGGGTTGGCTCGTTTTTATTTAAAAGCCGATGATATCTCTGCCAGATTTTTCGGCGCCGGGCCTGGCTGACCCTTTTGATAAATTTGTCGGAATCCATCCCAAGCGTTGCCGCGGTAGGCCCGGCGCCGATCATTTTTTAGTTCCTTTTTTTTGTTCCCGGCATTAGGGGCATGATCCCCTGCGGTGCCGATATCCGCCCCCCGCCGCGCATCGCCCGGCGCCGGGCCTGTTCCTCTTTCGCCTCTTTTTCCATCTGCTCCAGTTCGGCCGCCGAAATCTCCCGGGCGTATTTCAGTTGATTGTTGGCATCCGTCCCGATCAGGACCTGGTGTCCGTGTCTGAAATCCTGGCTTTCGATGAAATTTTCCGGATCCCGCTCCAGGACCTGGTCCTTGAATGTCCGCCAGGACCCCTTGATGGCATAGGCCGACCTGTTCCCAGCCGGGGTTTCGATTTCAATGAGAATTGGCATTTTCCCTCCGTTTTAATATTTTTCCCATCGTGGAAAATTGCGATGGGTCATTTCCTTTAATCTCCGGACATGCGGCTGATAAATCTCGCGCAGGCGCTTGAATGTCTGGGGTGGGATGGCCGGATATCCGCGCCCCTTCCGCCGGCGCCGGTGTTCCATGGGGTCCCAAAAATAGGTATCCCATCGGAAGTCCCGGGGGCATTTCTGGGCCAGGTAAAGCCTGTCCTCGATCGCCATAATCAGGCCCATGGGGTTTTCAAAAAATTCTTCCGCCCCCCAGATCAAAAATTGATCTCTCGGAAAAACGGCAAACCAGGCCGCCAGATCCTCATCATAGAATCCCCGCCGCAGCAGCCGGCTTTCGGCGTTGAATGTGGCCGCCGTTTCCCCGCGCCGGACCGTGAATTCCGACCAGGCCCGCCGGATCGGATCCCGCAGCAGGATGATGAAAAGCCGAATCTCGGGAATGTGCTTTTTGATCCTGGCCGGCGCCTGATGGTATCCGAAATAAAACGGGGAAACCTCAAATCTCAATTTCCCCGGCTGCGGATCTGGGAACAGTCCGCGATAATGTGAAAGGCTCGTATTTTTGAATGTATCATCACAGAAAAAATTGATTTCCTTGTGATGTGGTGCCTGCAGGGCTGGGTGTGCCTCGAGCATTCTGTAAAGCGTGGAAGTCCCAGACCGCATCACGCCGATGGTCATAAAATCAGGCGTCCCCATGGGGCCCCCTTTCATTTTTCTTTTCTTCGCCGTCCTTCATCGCGGGGGTAGAGTGCGGCTTCCGGGCCGGCAGCGGCCAGGTCGCCAGGCGGAACAGGACCAGGCCGACGGCCAGCAGGACCGCCAGCTCCGTTTTGGTCCCGATTTTCCCAGTCGTGAATGCAACTAAAAACCCAACGGACCATATAACGGACGCCTCCCGCATCAACCCCCGCCTGATTTTCATTCTTTCGTGCGCCCCTTTCCGACCGCGACCTTTTCGCGCCGGCCGGGGCCGGGGTCGCCCAGGGCCTTCGACTCTATTTTCCGGACCCGGTCGGCCATCGATCGAATCAGGGCCCGGGATTCCTTGTTTATGGTCGCGACCTCGGCATCCCGTTTTTGGATCCGGCCGTGAATGGCTGCGATTTCCGCCTCGATGTCCCGCTTTTCCGTTGGCAAGGCCTCGCCGGCCTCAACGTACTGGTTCGAGACATAATAGGTTTTCATGTGGGGCTCGCCGGTGGGCACGTCCCCCAGGGCCTGGGCGATGTATTCCGCGTTTATGACCCCCATCGCAAAAAGTTTGGACCATCGCTCGACGGCCGCATCCAGGTTCCTTAAATCCATCGGCTGGAATTTCATCACAGCGTCATCGAACCCCATCCCGTCCCTGATCAGGGTAGCCGTCAACATGGCCGCCAGGTCCCGTTTCAACGGGGCGATCATGGCGCTGTTGTAAATTTTGGTTGACTCCGGCGCCGTCGACCCGCCCAGAGCCCCGACTTCCGCGATCCCGATCCTATAGGGGGGCATTTTGTAGGCCGCCAGGATCTCATCCCTGTGATCCTTTCGAATCAGCCGGAATGATCCCTCTTTGATTTCGGTTGAAAGCGGGACCATTTCAACTTTCCCCTCGTCGGGGACCTCCAGGACCATGGTCCGGTGGGCGTTTTCGGTCCCCCGGATTTCCTCGGACATGAATTTTAAAATGGCATCCGCTGTCCCTTCCTCCCATCGGCCCTCGATGGTGATCAGGCAAGCTGGGACCCCGTAGTTTTCGAAAAACGAAAGATTGTAATCCCGGACGCCGATCATTCCCATCACCGCGCCGACCCCCGGCAAAATCGGCGGCTCGCCGTAAAGGTCGGAAAGCCGGGAATACCGCCGGGTAAATATGACCTCATTGGCCCGCCGGTCGGCTGGGATTTCGCCGCCCTCTTTTCCGGTTTTGCAATCAATGTCATATGTGGCGCCGAATGGCTTAAACCAGGCCTTCGCCTGGCCGCGTACTTGACAATATTTCGTCTCGCTGTCATGAAAATACAGAGTGTGGGCTGGAATGTGGAAAATCGCCACCGGCGGCCCGCTTGGGTTGTCGCCCTCCCTGGCGACCTCGATCCCCGCCCATCCGATCGACATCAGATCATCAATCGCCCGCTCTAAAATCGCCGCTGGGGTTTCGTTTTGGGCATTGACCCCCGTAAAAAAAGCCTCCAGGTCGGCTTTGATCTTATCCGGTAATTTCTTTTTCGGGTCTTTGCTTTCGAAGACAAACCCAGACCCGGCGACGTCCTGGGCGACCGTCCTGGTGCAATTGGCGAAATAACTACAGTTCGCCTGCAGCTCCAATAATTCCTTGACGGAAAACGGAAACGGGACCAGGCTGTCGGCCCTTAAAAATCTTTTTGACGGCTCGACCTGGCGGCTTCCCTTTTCCCCCTTCGCCGCCGTCTTCAAAACGGACGTCGGGAAAATCCCCCGGCTGGTTTTTAAAAATGTTACCGCCCGGCCTGTCCGGCCGGCATCGGCGACGGTTTTTTTAATAGACCGCTCGTCCCCTTTGGGTGCCATGCTTCCTCCCCTTTGCCTCTTTCTCTTTTTTGTCGCCGGCTTCCTCTTGTTCGCTGGGCGGCTGCCGCAGCTGGGAAATCGAAACCGGCCTGGCGCTGCGGTCCTCCCGCAGCCGGTCCTCGATCTGTTTTTTCGCCGGCTGGGAAATCGCCCGGCCCTTCTGGGCATATGGCGCCAGGTGCTTGATCCATATATACGTTATAGCATAACGGGACCCGTCCATAAAATGATCTTTAAATTTTACGGGCTTTCCCGTTGATCGACCCTGGGCGTCGACGGCCGCCTTGTATCCCCGCCTTTCTTTCTCGATGTTGGTCGAGCCCTCAACGATCCGGATGTCCAGGCTCTGCAGCAGCTTGATCCCGTACTCCACAGATCCGGGCGGCTTTAGGGCTGGGACCGCATTATGGCCCATCCCCTGGATGTCGGCGATCGATTTCGGGTCCTCCGAATCCCAGACCTCCAGGCGCTCTGGATCGTATCCCGGGATCTCCCGCAGCTGTTCGTCAATGGCTTTGTTGCCCAGCCCAGGCTTGTATAACAGTTCCTCGAGCCAGAAAACCAAGCCCTTCCTGTAAACTCTGACGACCGCGGTTTCGTTTACGGAAAACCCCCAATCCCCGCCCTTGACGATTTCATCATACCAGTCTGGGTCAAGGCTGGGCAGGGGTTCGGTCGGCCAGGTGTAAAACAGCCCCTTGATCGCGCCCCATTGGCCCAGGGCATAGATTTTCCTGGTCGTCGGATCTTTCAGGGCGTCCAAAACAGCCCGGTATGATTCCCGGATCTCTTTTATCGGGTTGTCCAGAAACGTCGAATGATGTAAATACGAATCCGGATATACGCCCGGTCCGCTGTAATCCGCCGGCATAGAATCCTGGAAAAACAAATCCCGGATCCAGGCGCCGGCCGCCTCGTCCGGATTAAACGACATTAGGATCTGCCGATATCCGGGGACGACGTCCCGCAGTCGAAGGTCAATCTGGGTAAAATCATCCTCCGTCAACTCCGTCGCCTCTTCGATCCAGACGGACGTGATCCGCTTGATTGATTTTAGTTTCAGCCGATCGTCCAGGCCCCAAAATATTAAAGTGCTGGGCTTTACGCCTGGCGGGGATATCTTTATGGTCAAGTCGGTTTTGTTCTGCTTGTATGGGATCCCGTTCTCTTCGAAAAATTCAATGAATGCCTGCCAGCAGGACTGCTTTAATGAATTCCGGACCTTCCGGATGATTAAATATCGATGATCCCCTTCGTCCGCGCAGCGTAAAAAAACCTTCCGCAGGCAAAACTCCGATTTCCCGGATCCGGCGCCGCCGTAAAGTAGCAGGTATCGGCTGGCCCGGTTCAATAGCGGGATGAATCGCCGGGAAAGTTTGATTTTCACGTCATCCGATCTCTTTTAAAATCTTCCTGAAAAGCGGATCCGCCCGAATCCCCCGGATCCGGAAATCCAGCAACTCATCCCGGACTATTTCCCGGACCCGGGATTCGGTCATGGGGCTGATGGAATCAATCATGGCCTTGATAATCTCCGGCTCGATGTTGGCCGGGATCGCGGGGGTAGAGTGCAGGCCCCCGCCCGGCAAATCAAACCAATCCCCGCCCCGTCGAACAGCCCGGCTCAACGTCAGCAGCCGGGCGACGTCGTCCTGCAAATATCCCAATGGACTGGGATGGCGATCGACTTTATTCCCCATTGATCAGGCCTTTGTCCTGGGGACCCGCGGCCGGCGTTTCTTCGGGATCCGCGGCCGAATGACAATTTTCGAAACCTGGGGATCCTCCGCCGCCTCCCGGGCCCGCTCGAATAATTCGTCCAGGTCCTTGTGCCGGCTGGATTCCTTCCGTCCGTCGTTGTAAGTTATTTGCATTTATTCATCCCTCCAGGATGTAAAAAAATCTTCGTCCGGCCATAAAAACGGGCTAATTTCTCGATATGGCAACGGCTCCCGGCCGGCATCCGCCCGCCGGCGGTCCTCTTCGGTCCGCCATTTTTGAATATCCCTGATCGTCTTCTCTGCAAGTATGATCAGGCCCAGAATAATCAAAACAATCCCCATTGAAACAGCGATCCCGGCGATTGGCATTTTACAATACTCCCCGGACCCTCCGGATCGCCGCCATAACCATCAGGCCGATGACCCGGGGAATCCTCAAAATTCGTGATTTTAAACAGGGGGCCCCGGTTGGGTCGGTGTGGCCGACCCTAAAATATCTCGACAGACTGTCGTTATATTCCAGGGCATAAAGGCGCCTGGCAATTTCCCGCCGCTCGTTTTCAGCGTTCTTATTCATTCCATTTTGTCCATTTTGGCCCCCATCCGATCATCAGCTCCTCAATTCGAAAAATCGCCACCCCCTGGGGGGCGTCCCTCCGCCAGATTTTAATCCGCATGTCCCCATCTTCGGGCTGGCCGAAATATTCGCCATGCAGCCATTCCATGCGCCGGCCGATAAAAACGCCCAAGCTTGGAAGTGATGGCCGAAACCGGCGGACCTCAAGGCTAAAATACCATCCGGCCGCCCCTTCAATAAGCGCCCCGGTGGGAAACCTGATCGTCGCCGTCGCTTCCGCCGTCGCCAGCTGCGCCTGGACCCGGATGTAATCATATCCGGACCAGGGCATTTTCCCCGGCCCCAGATCCTGGAATGGCTCGAAACGCGCCGGCGATCTGTCGGGGTCAAGGCTGGTGTTCTGGATTCGGATTTCTGTCGGCCCGCTATATCTCGCTATTTGCTCAACGGATAAAATCGGGGTCGCCTTTAGACGGTCAATAATGGCCGGCCTTTTGTTCATAGCACCCCCTGTAAATGCAGATCGCCAACATAGTCAGAGACGCGGCATCCGTCAATAAAGGTAAAATTTTGATTTTCCTCATTGTCAGTTGCCGCCGTAATTTCAAGATCAACGGCAATCTGAAATAACTCTGGGTATCGACGCCTCAACTCTACCCATTCAGACCTCTTCTGCATCGAGCAAATATAACATCCGCTCTTCTGTGGCACCCTTAAACCCGCCTCCCGTATAACCCGACGGCAATCATTCCGCGTCATCTCCATCTCTACAATCGGATACCGATACCCCTTGCGAGGCTTCGCCCTGTGGAATTCATCGGAAGAAATCCCGATCCATTGCTCATCAACCCCCATAGCACGAGCGAATCTTACTAATGGGACGCGCTTCCAATAACCCGTACACCATCTACTGCGATAACTCGGGATATACCCCTTCTCCCGGCAATGCTCCAGCAAAGTTTTCCCCGCCGGGCTAAACTTCCCGCCGGTTAAATATATCAACCCAGGATAACCCCGCCTCTTTAACTCCCCCTCAATATAATCGATGTATTCGTATGTCCCCGGCCATTCGACGCCCGTGTCAGAGAAAACGACATAATCCGGCGCTGGAAGCCTTCCGAGGAAAACAAGGGCGAGGAGTGCGGTTGAGTTGACGCCAGCACCGTAAGAAAGAGATATCGTCGGCCTTTTGTTCATAGCACCCCCTGTAAATGCAGATCGCCAACATAGTCAGAGACGCGGCATCCGTCAATAAAGGTAAAATTTTGATTTTCCTCTGCCGCCGTAATTTCAAGGTCAACGGCAATCTGAAATAACTCTGGGTATCGTCGCCGCAACTCCACCCATTCAGACCTCTTCTGCATCGAGCAAATATAACATCCGCTTTTTTGCGGCACCCTCAACCCCGCCTCTCGTATAACCCGACGACAATCATTCCGCGTCAGGCCCATTCCGACCAGCGGATACCTAAACCCTTTGCGCACCCTTGCCCTGTGGAATTCATCGGAAGAAATCCCAATCCATTGCTCATCAACCCCTATAGCCCGGGCGAATCTATTCAGCGGAGTCCGCTTCCAATAATCGTTACACCAGCGGTTCATTCTGGAAGGGATATATCCCTTCTCCCGGCAATGCTCCAGCAAAGTTTTCCCCGCTGGGCTAAACTTCCCGCCGGTTAAATATATCAACCCAGGATAACCCCGCCTCTTTAACTCCCCCTCAAGATAATCGATGTATTCGTATGTCCCCGGCCATTCGACACCCGTGTCAGAGAAAACGACATAATCCGGCGCTGGAAGCCTTCCGAGGAAAACAAGGGCGAGGAGTGCGGTTGAGTTGACGCCAGCACCGTAAGAAAGAGATATCGTCGGCCTTTTGTTCATAGCGCCCCGTTAAAGTTGCCGCCTCCCCCGGTTCCGCTGCCGGCGCTTGTGCGCCTCCCAGGCCTCCCAATCAAATCCGCTTTGATACATTTCCCCAAAAATCTCGTCTTCGCCTGTGTCGGTCGAATTATTGGCCGCGTCATATCGGATCCGGTTCAAGCTGGGCCGTCCTTCTTTCATCGCCTCGGCCAGGGCCGGCCCAACGATCGGGATGGCCCCCAACAACTCCATAAATTCACGTCGTTTCATGCCTTACTCCTTTTCCCCCAGCTTGAATCGACCCCGATTTGAAACAAACGGGCCCTTTCTCCAGAGTCGCTTTCAGGAAAAATTATAAATTCCAGCCGATGGCGCCTGTTTCCTTCCGCGTCGACCTCGATTTCGATTTCCCTGTGCGGAAACGCCTTGTATATAAATATATAGTCGTCCGGGTTGTCAACGGGGTCTGATCCGACAATCGGTCTTATCATGATCGACCGGGCCGTCGCTTCCAAGCTGCCGGGCCTAAAATTCCTCACCCGCCAGTCAATCATTTTCGCGTAGGCTTCCCTTCCGATGATAACTGACAATCGGGTCTGCGTGCTATACGCCCGGTTGGATGGCGGTTTTTCATAAAACTTTTTCACCTCGAACCTGGCGCCGTGTGATAACGATCGGATATAAACCTCATCGCCGCCGCAATCCCAGATTATAAGGGCCGGGCCGATAGACGTAAAAGCCGGCCAGTCCTTTATTTCTCGCCCGGGGCCCTTCCTGAAAATCCGCCGGATGGCTGATTTGAAAAAATCAATTATCCGCTTCATTTCTCAAAAATCCTTATAGGTGAAAGTCGTCGACCAGCCGTTTTTTCGATCTTGGATCGTTCCCGCCTTGACCCGCCGCCAGATTAATCGGGCCTCCCCCGGCTTCATTGAAAAGCGCCCCAGAATCAGACCTCGGACCTTTTCGGGCCGGACCATGTCGGCAAGCCATTGATGGCCTGAATCGGACCGACCCCAAAAATCCCGGCGGTTCGTGTGCTTTGGATTCATTCCCAGGGGGATCTGAAAATCTGGGCCAACAAAAAAAGACAGGCCGTCATGCTCTGTGCTTTTTGGAAACCGCCGGCCTGTCCATCCGGTGACTATAACGTCATCAGTCCCAGCTAACATTTCAGGGATGTCCATTTCCTTGGTTAGGATCGTTTCCTTTTCGGCCATATTATCCTCCCTCTGCGCCCTCTGGCGCCGTATACGGCGGCTTTTTGCCGCCTCCGCAAAGTCGGCCGGGGCCGGCCGGTTGTAAAGCAGATTTCCGGCCAGCCCGGGCCGTTGACACAATATTTCCCCGGGGCCCTTCCGGACGGTATCCCCCGGGGTCGGCATCGAATAAATTCCCCTGGCCGGCTTCCCGCTGGCGCCGGCGCTCCGCCCGCTCTTCCGCCAGGTGGCACCTGGCGCATAGGGCGACCATGCGGGCGTCTGGATTTTCCGGATCGTGATCCGGATGGTGAACAGTCAAACAGGTCCCCATCGTCCCATCGGATAGATGGCCGGCGCCGCAGCTTTCGCAGACCCAGCCGGCCGCATCCTTGACCGCCCGGGCCCGGGCTGGCCAGTCGTCGGGATATCGGGATTTATCGACCGGCATCAATCTTTCCTTTCGGCCATTTTTTCGTCGACCGCCTGGGCCGCTTCTATGATGGCGCCCTCGGATGCCTGCATTATCAACTCATGAATAGCGGACAATCGCTTGATCATCGCATCCATGTTTTTGATTTTATCCGCCGGCCGCCTGTGCTTCGTGTGTTCCTGGGCGAAAACGGCGCCGCCCAGGATATTGTTAACCTCGCCCAGCAGATTGGCCCGTATCGATTCAGGGCTCGGCTGTTTGCGTATCCGGGAATATGCCATCATGTTCAATTTCCGGACCCATCGGAAAATATCAGCTGAAAATTTAGGATTTTCCGGCTTTACGCTCTGGGCGTATGTTACGGCCGCCTTTCTGGCGTGGGGGTCGGTGTCCAATCGCAGGACAAAATATTCGGCTTCCGGATCGATCGGATTCCCGTTGACTTTGGAAATGAAATATTTCGGGAAAATCAGGCCGTCGGTTTTATATGTTGGGGTCGGCTTCGGCGCCGGCGGCGGGGCTGTCGGCCGCCTGGCGTCGTCGGTGTGTTGCTTCCAGGTTCGCTTCCTGAGGCCCTCTGTTAGCGGTTTCATCGTCATCGTAGCACCTCCATAATCGAATCGTGATCGATCTTTTTCATCCGTAGCATTTTGATAAAATCGCCCTCCCCGTATGCCGGGGCCTGTCCCCTATATTCCCTGTTTTGGTTTTCTGCCTGCATCCCCATGGCCTCGATCATGGCTTCGGCTGCCATAGCCATGATATAGGCCGCCTTTTGTTCCGGCGTCATTCCGTCACCTCGATTCCGTGATCCTCGAGCCAGACCTTGACGATGGGGACCAGGTCGCCCGGGGTTTCGTGTAAGCTGAAAATCATCCGCCGGATGTCGCCCAGGCTGATCCGGACCGGCTCTGCAGCCTTTCTTTCCTTTTTGTCTTCCGCCATTTTCCCCTCCATGCTTGCCTATCTTGGATTATTGGCCCCGCAGCTGGGGCAAGCGCCTTTCGCCGGGATCTCAGCCATGCAAAACCGGCATCTTGCCTTCGAAGCGGCTGGCTTCCCTTTGGTAGAATCCGGCCTCTTGACCGCGCCGGCCGGGGCCGCTTTCTTTTTCTGGGCCGGTTTCGGCGCCCTCCCCTTGGCCAGGGCCTCGGCGAATTTCGGATCCTTCCCAGCTGGCGCCGGCCGTTTCGCCATGGCATCCTTGGCCTGGGCCTGCATTTCCGCGTCGGTTGGGTCCTTATACAGGCCGGCCGCTTCCAGATCGTCCCCGGCGATGTCGTCCCCGACGACTTCCGGAAGTGCCTCGAGCCCATCCGGGCCCTCCAGGATCTCGCCCTCTATTTCCTCCCCCCGGCTGTCGACCAGTTCAATCTGCAGTTTTCCGTCCTTCATGGCGCTGGGGATATCGATCTCCCTGGCGTCCCGCCAGTTCTCCGGATCCATGTTTTTGAGATAAAACGCGATGGCCGAAACCTCCGGGGCCAGGGTCTTGACCTTTTCCTCCGCCAGGATCCGCCGCCCCTGTTTTATGACCTTCCCGGACTTGTCCAGTTCTGGGGCAACGATGATAAATTTTCTTTCCAGGGTTTCGAATCCGTTGGCCCGATCGTGCAGGCTGCGGACCGTTTTCTGCAGGGCCGCCTCCCGGCCCCTTTTTATTGTGTAACAAAAAGCCGGGTATTTCCGGGACCATCGATTCAATGTCATTCTGGAAACGCCCCAGAGATCGGCTATTTTCTGCATGGTGAATCCCAGGCCGGCCAGGGCCTCGGCTTCCTTGAACATAAAATCCCGAAAAAGTGTCTTTCGTCCTTTCTTCCTGTACTCTTCCCCCTCCGACCTCGCCAGTTTAATCAGGGCCGCAGCGTGCCTTTCGTCTATGGGGTATTTTGAAAGCTCCAGTAATTCCTTTTCCCTTTTCTTCCGGGCCCTCTCTCTCGCTTCCCTCTCCCGCCGTCTTTTTAAGGCTGCCGCCTTTTTCCTTTTCTCGGCCGCGGCCTTCCTCTCCGCAGCCGTCATTTTCTTCCGGGCCGGCTTTTTCGCAGGGGGCTTTTTCCCCTGGGCCGTTTTCTCTGCCGGCGCCTTCGGCGCTGCGGTGTCGGCCGGTTTTTTTTTGGGCGGCCGCCCCCTTCTCTTTGGCGTTGTTGTCAAGATATCCTCCAATGCTCAATCAGTTTTATTTTTTCTATTATTTCATACGCCACCTGGGGCACTATCGCGTTTCCAAGGGCTTTAAGTCGGTCCACCCGATTGGGAACCCCATCAGATATTCGACAAAGGCGGGTTGCAACTTCAGACCAGGGCGTTTCCCAACTTTCGTCTGTAGATTTTCCCCACCTTCCCGCCCCTGCGTCCCCGGTCCCGTCGAGCATGAGGCGTGCGGCGTTGGGAGCATTTTGACGGCCGCATGAACCGAGTCCGCCTTGCCTCGATGCCGTCCCGCATCGAACCCTTCCATTCGTGGAGTCGGGATCATCTTGTTCAGATCGTGAATATCCGTTCTCAGACTCCGGCCCTGCCCGCCGCCCGTCGCTCCCTTGCAATCCCATGAGGCTGGAGTTGCTGCCATCTGCGGCAATAATCCAGACTCGGTATCGCCGATGATCGGCTCCAACTGCCGAAGCCGGAACAATAACCGGGATGACCTCGTAACCGATTTTCTCAAAGTCTTCACAGAATGAATTGAGCAACATTCTCTCTTGTCGTGTGAATACTGCCGCATAAAAGTCGTGGTCCTCGTCTCTGGTAATTGTTCGAACGTCCATTCGAAGTTCACCAATTTGTTGCCCCATCGAGGTGAGGCCAGCAACATTTTCACTAACGACCCAACGGGGCCGGGCTTCTTTAATAACGCGCAACATTTCCGGCCAGAGGAAGCGGTTATCCTCCGTGCCTCCCCGCTTCCCGGCAACGCTGAAAGGCTGGCAGGGGAAGCCCCCGGTAAGGAGAGCTGCCCCCCGGTATCGGGTGCCGTCGAAGTCTCGGATATCGGGGATGACTGGGATTCCAATGTTTCGTTCAGCGGCCGCGAATTCTTCGCCATTGTCTCTATCGACGCCTTCCCGCTTCTCCAGTCCCGGGATGTTGGCGTCGGCAACAACCGCCCCGAATCTCGCCTCAAGCACCCGCTGGCAGTATTCGTCTTTTTCGCAGAATGCGACCGTTTGGAATCCCGCCCATTGTGCGGCGAGCGCGAATCCGCCGACCCCAGAAAAAATGTCGACATGCTCAAGACCCTCCAATTATTTCTGATATCCCTTCCGCGGCGTCTTCCGCGTATAGTCAAAAATCCAGGGCCGGGTTTCCGCCAGGGCCGTCAGGCCGCCGGCTTTCTCGACCGCGGGCACAATTCGATTTATCGGCTGGTCGTGTTTGATGGCCAGGATTATCAGCCCCCCGCCCCAATCGACCATAAACCGGCGCCAGGCTTCCGGCCAGGTCCTCCGCAGGACCCGGTATTTGCTCCCGAAAAATTGGGATCCGCCCCCGCAATAAACGCAGCCGATGGTGTCCGCGCCGCGGGCCCGGGCTGGGTGTTCGGGGATCTTGGCCCGGCGCTTGTATTCCCGGATATCGGCATCCGTCCATCCGTCCAGGGGGTTGGCGATCCAGATTTTATCCTGTTTGTTGAAAAATATCCGGCCGTCCTTCCGGGCCCGGGTCCCCCGCAGGGCGTCGTCAGAATCCCCCCGCTGGCCGGTGATCTGACAGCTGGCGCCGGCGTTCTTTGTCATCTGCCGGCCGGGGACGATTTTCATATTTCGACAGCAGGATGAACAGTCGACCCGGAAACCAAAACCCGCGTGCCCTTGCATCCATATCCGGGCCGGCCGCTTCCCCAGCATGGGCCATCCGTGCCGGCGCCATTGTTCCGTTGGGGTCCGGGCCGCCCGGGCGACCCTCAGCCGCATCCCCAGGCTGTCGACAAACCCCCGGACGAATGCTTCCGTTTCCGGATATTCCATTTGACTGTCGACCCAAACGACCTCCGCATCCGGCCGGACGCCGGCGGTCAGCTGCAGGGCGACGGATGAATCCCCGCCGCCTGAAAACGCGACGACCAGGCGCCAGGCCTTCCGGGCCGCCTGCCGGATCGTTTGCCGGGCCGTATCAATCTTTTTGTCCAGGCCCGGGGCCAGGCCCTCCGCTTCCTGGGCTGGCTTCGGCGGCTCTGGGATCTCTTCCTCGGCCAGGATCGCATCGGCCAGATCTGAAATATCGATCATTTTCCCCCGTCTTTCCGGGCCGGCTTCGGCCTGACGTTCTTTCGAGTCGCCCGGATCTCTTCCTCCGTCGCGCCCCCGCCGGCCGCGTATCGGCGGATTATGACATCGGCAAATATCGGATCCTTTTCGATGATCCGGGCCCGCCGGCCCTCCCGATCCGACCCTATTAAGGCCGTCCCGCTGCCGCCGAATGGATCCAGGACCAGGTCGCCGGGCTTCGATGAATTTTGAATAAACCGCTGGAAAAGCCCCAGGGGTTTCTGTTCCGGATGAATCGATTTTCTGGCCGGGATCGGCGGGACCTCGAGGATATCCGCCTCAAATCGCTGGTCCTGGAAATAATGCTTCCCGCCATTCCATCCGTAAAGGATCGGCTGTCCGGCCCTCTTCCCCGTTCTCCCGATTATCGCCTGTCCGTGCCTGGCCTTGTAATCCCCCGGGCTGATCCCGGCGCCGGCCTTGATCCAAACCAGGACCGCATCCGGGACAAAGCCGGCTTTTCGGATAGCATATAGAAAAATCGGATAGGTTGGGAATCCCGCGCATAGGTAGAAAGCGGCCCCCTTCCGGACGTTTTCGGCCATCCTGTCAACGGCTGCGATCGAAAATTCAATAAACTGATCGTCCGTCATGGCGCCGGCCGGGCCTGGGCCGTCGATGTTGGTCGGCGGATCCGTTAGGATCAGGTCGGCCTTTTCCCCTTCCATGATCGCCTCGTATGGCCAGGCTTCGGTCGCGTCCCCGCATATAAGGCGATGATCGCCCAGGTCGAACATGTCCCCCGGCTTGGAAACCGGGTCGACCTCCGGCGCTGGGATTTCGTCCTCTTCGATCAGCATGGGGCCGGGCCCGAATTTTTCTACAATGGCATCAAGGGGGGTCTGCTCTTTTGTGTCGATCGCGTACTCGGAAAGCGGAATCTCTTCCTTGTATGGATCGACCAGCTCCGCGACCGCCTGGTCGTCGTATTCCCCGAACCGTTGATTTGCCCGCAGGGCCAGGCGGATCCGCTCCGCTTCGTTTTCTGGAAAATTCAGGCTGATCTGGATCTTGACGTCCGGCTTGTATTTCAGCCGGTGCCGCATCGCCTGATATCGCATATTCCCGCCGCCGGTCTGATATCGGCCCGTATCCTCCGCCGGATATTCCCCGTATTCCCCCCCCGCCGGCCAGCAGACCAGGTTTTCAAATTGGCCCAGCTCTTCCAGGCTGGCGGCCAGGGCGTCAAGCTTTTCCTCTTTTATCCGCCTTGGGTTCTGGCCCCATGGCTCGATCTTGTCAAACCGGACCTTTTTAAAAATCGGCTTTCTATGCATCAGGTCCCCGTTTTTGATTTCCCGTTTCTGGCCATGGTTAAAATATGCTCGGCGTTGGCTTTCACTCCAGCATGGGCCGCCTCGATCCGCGTTTCGAATTGCTTGACCGTGGCCTCGCATCTGGAATTTATCCCAGATATTCCCTTTTCAATTTCCCCTATAGACCGGGTCTGCTCTGACTGCGCCCGCTGGATTGACCCGATCGCGCTGGTGGAAATCGCGCTGTCTCTTTTGATCTTATCAACGACGACCCGGATTTCCGTCAGGTGGCCGTTCTTTGTCTTGAAATCCCGGGATTTCTTCAATTCCCGGATCCATATCGGAACATTGGCCACAAAAACAATAATAGCGGTATAAACGACCCCCGGCCAGGTTGTCGGGGTTTCTTCCGGTTGCCCAGGGATCCGGTCGATGGCGGCCGGCTGTCCGGCCTCCTCCTGGGTCCGCGGTCGGCTGCTGGCGACCGTGAAAATCAAAAGTCCGGCCAAAAGGCCGGCGGCGAATAGGGCGAAAACCGCCCGGCGCCTCTTTATCATTTCTCGCCCGCCCGCATCCGCTTGATTTCGTCCTTCAATTCCCGATAATGCTTCAAAAAATCGGCGTTGACCAGGAAAAAAGCGTCCCCGACTTCCGGGGCCAGCTCAAGGATGGGGTCCAGCCGAACCAGCCAGCCGCCCTCTTCCATGCTGGCGACCCCGACGGGGTTGATCTCGACCGCTTCCCCAGGCTTTAAAACGTCGTAGCTTGGGAAAAATGCCGGGTTATATCCTGTGTAGCATGTCGCGCAAATCGCGCAAATCAGCAGGATTCCCGGAATTAACCGCCTTGTCGCATGCGGCATGTAGTTTTTTCCGCGTTTTGATGTCATTTTGCTTTTTGATCTCCGTTGTGATTTCGGTTTTTAAATCGATGATTTTCTCGACCGCCTTGATTATCGCCCCTAAATCGGCCGCCATGAAAAGCCCCCTTTCACGCCTGTTTAAAGGCGTCGCAAATTTTAAAATTCAATCCTCTGTATCCTAAACGATCCGCCCGGATATAGGCGTTCCGCTCGATGGCTTCCCGATGATAAATATATCTTTTCAGGATCCAGGCCAGGTCTGGGTTTTCCTTGACCATCTCCCGGGCCCCGATTAAACAGACCTCCGTTCTGGCGTAATCCTCCGGCTGGCGCCCGGCGTCATAGATTTCCCTAAGATATCCCAGGGAATCTTTGAAGATAAGCTCTTCGAATGCCGTATTTCCGGCGATAACGTCTTCCGGCCTCCGGCTCGGGGATCCCCCGCCGCCGGCGTGAATAATAACCTCCCGATGGCCCAGGATGGCCGTATGAACCGCCCGGCCGGCATCATTGAACCAATAAACAAAATCCCCCGCCTCCCGGTCCTCTGGATCGACGACCTGGCCGCGCTCAAGGTGCCGGCGGAACAGCCCGTCCGCCGTGAAATCCTCCCCGCGGTTGATCGTGCCGCCCAGGATCTGCAGCTCGATATTAAACCCGCTGCAGTCAAAACCTGCGTGATCATCGCCGCCCCAGATATAAGGCCGGCCGACCCATTGGACCGCGTACCAGGCCAGGGTTTTTTTCGTTATTTCCTGGGTTGGGAAAGCCCCATAAAATGGCATGTTTGCTCTCTCCCCTTGTTTAGCGCCCGGCCGGGTTGGGCCCCCGGCCGGGCATCTGGAGGATAATATGAAGGGATCAGGACCCCTTGGCCCTTTTCCTTTCGACGGAATCCTTATTTTTTCCGCGGGGCCGGTTGCCGGGGCGTCCCCCTGTTCCCTTTCCCTCTCGAGGATCCGTCCCGCCGGCGCTGGCCCCCGCAGGCGCCTCGGCTTCCGCGTCCTGGGTTCCCTCGGCTGGATCCCCTGGTCGCCGCCTGAATCCCCGCTGGCTTGGTGTTGATATTCTCCGACATGGCGGGCCTACAGTTTATCCTTGACCTGGGCCTTGATCGCCTTCCACCAGCCATTGGAAACGCCCCAGGTATAAACCGTATACGCCGCCAGCGGAAAAACCGCCAGGCTTTCGAATTGATAGAGCGTTATAGCCGTCCCGATCGCCGATAGAATGAAGGAAAATGCATATCCCCGCCAGCCGCTGGCTGTCGACCCAAAAATTTTTTCAAATCCGATTTTCAGCAGCTGGGTCAATCCGTAAACCCCGCCGGCCAGCAGGGTCTGGATCGCCAGGATGACGGCCGGATCCAGGATCCCAGAAAACGGCCAGTCGACCTCCGCCTGATCCTGAATCCCGACGGCCGCAAGGGCCGGCATGGCCGCCAGAAACAAAACGGTCAAAACCGCCGCCAGTAAAACATAATTTTTCCTCATAGGTGCCTCCGTTTTTTTATTCCGCATCCGGGCCGGCTGATATAAACAAAACTTCCGCCGCCCGGGCGATTCCTTCCCGGCATTCGTCCAGATTGTGCAGCAGGCCGTCGATGTCGGTTTCCGTCAATTTCCGGATCTCAATCCGAATCCGGGCCTGATCCTTCCGAATCTCCGCAAACCAGATTTCCCCCCGGGCCCATCCGATCGCGCCGGCCAGCAAAACGCCGACCAGGCCGCCGATCAGATAATACTTGATCCGCCGGAAAGCATCCCCAATGGGGTCATTATTCCGGACCCGGGCATCCGTGGCCTTTCTCATCACGCCCCCGCGGAAAAAAGCGCCGCGATTAAAAGCGCCATGATAACGATCCCCAGCCAGCCGGCGACCCGGGAAAAACTTCCCTTTTCGCCTTGTTCGATCTGGGCGACCAGACGGGCGATGAAAAAAAACCCGATCATAAAACCAATGGCTTGAATCATGGGACCCTCCTTTTTTCGTCCGGGGCGATGGTCCGCTTCCCGGCTTTCTCTGTGATTTTGTATTTCCGGCCGATCTCCAGGCCCTCCGCCGGGACCTCATCGATGACCAGGGCATGGCCATCCTCGAATAAAACGACCGTTTTTCCGTTGTGTTGGATTTGATCCTCCAGGACGCCCTCGGCGATGACATCCCCAGGATCCAGGGCCCGCTCAATCTTCGCCGTCGTTATTGAAACGATTGCGATCATGGCCCCCAATATGACCGCCAGGGCCAGGGGGCCGATCCAGACGCTGGAAAATTTCCGATGGGTAGAATCCAGCCTCATTTCATCGGCTCCCATCGTTCCCAGCCGGCGTCCCCGTAGGCGGCGACATGGGCATTTATCGCTTTGTTTAAGCGCTTGGCCTCTTCGGTCTTTGTGAAAACCTCCCGCTGGAAACATTCCGCCAGGGGCCAGGTCCGGACCTCGTCGCCGACCTTAAACTTTCGGACCGCAGCCGCTGGCTCGCATCCTTCCGGATATCCCTGCAGGGTGCGGAAAAACGTCATCTGATATCCGACCGGCTTATTTTTTAGGGCCCCTTTTTTCATGACGTGCCGCAGCAGATGGCCCGTCTGGCTTGGCGATCCCTGGGCCCATATTTTCGCCGGCTGATCGCCCGGGCTATAAAGCGCCGTGCCTTCGGCCTTCTCTTTTTCCGCGCCGGCGCCGGCATCCCCGCCTAACCACCAGACGGACGGGGCCCCCCAGGCCGACCCGAAATAAACGTCGACATCCGTCCCGATGTTTTCCGGGATAGAATATCCGTGATTGATCGTCTGGACCTCCCGGCGCTTGTATGGGCCCAGAAAAAAATCCGATCCGATCGTCCCGTTACAGTATTCCGTCGGGCTCCCGTTGTAATAGGGGCATCGATCTTGACCAGAAAACGGCGCCTTCGCCGCCTCGGAATCGGTGATGTCCATATACAACTTGACCATCTTGACCATGTTGGCCATGTTGGATTCTGAATAAATCGTCCGGGCCCAATCCGCGACCTTGTGCAGCATGCGATGATTCCCACCGTGGGCGATTTCGTTTTCCGGGCAGTATCCGGCCGCGATTTCCCCATAAACCCGCCTCTCGACATCCAGGCAAGCATTAATGAAATCGATCTGATACGGCCATCCCCGCTCGTCCATAAAGCCGGCGACTCCGTTGACGTTGTTCCGGAAAACGATATCTGAATATCTCGGCATGAATCCGACCTGCAGGGCCCGATTTCCGGCGTCTTTCAGGATCTCCAGGGCATCCTCGAGCATTCGGAGATATTTTGGCCGGACCGTTTTCAGAATAAACGGCTCGCCGGCCTTTTTCGCCCGGGGAAACGGACAGCATTTATGAACATATGCGTTCCCGGGGTCATCCAGGCGCAGGCCGTACCACCAGGAAAAAAACTTGATCGCGCCGACATGCTTTTCCGAAAACCAGGCCGCCGTCCGGGCCAGCTGCTCCCGGGCGTAGTTTTTGGTCGCCGCCTCCCACCATAGGGGGGCAAACCAGCCGAAAATACAGCCCATGACATCGGCCTGTAAATATCGAAGTTTCCATTCTTTCGTTTTGTCCGCCATGTCAATCCGTCCTTTCTTCCAAAATACCATTTTTTCCGCAATCGAAACAATGGTATTTTTTCGATTCTGGGTAATAAATAAACAACTTGGCGCCGCAGTCCGGGCATTTGCCGGCGTAAACATGGGCGCCGGCCAGCATTTTTTCGGTCATCCGAATGTTGGCCCCGTCGATTTTAATCGTGATCATTTTCCGCAATCGTCCAGGATCCGGTCCGGTAGTGTGACCCGCTGTCTTCCGGCTTTTTTCCCTCTGGCCATAGGACCTCAACCTTTACGACTTCCGCGGTCGTCACGCCTTGGCCGTCTGGGCCAAAATGGACCGACTGCCTGACCAGGGTTTCCTGCGTGGCCGTGCCCAAAAACTCAACGACAGCCCTAAAAATCGGCAGCAGCCGGGCGCCGTCCAGCAGCCCGGCCGGGCTTTTTTCGATGTCGTGGATCGTCTTTTCAAACCGGGATATAACTTCTTTTTTCGTCCCGGCCATCATCGCCTCCCGGTGCTGGTTTTCGATTTGAAGACGACCCCCGGGACCTTGATCTGGTCGTGATATTTCCGGGCGATGGCCCCCAGCTCGGATGTGTTGGGGATCATCAGCTGAAACGGGCGCCCGTCAATGTTGATCGTCCTGGGGATTTCGTTTTCGTTTTCGATTTCGGCGTACCATGTCTCGATGGTATAAACGCCGGATTTGCTTTTCGGGGGGGCGGCCGCCTTCGCCTCCTGGGCCAGGCCCATGGTTCCCCGCTTGGCCTCCCGCTTGGCCTCCTCTTCCTTTCGGGCCGCCATCCTCATCCGCAGGTCGGCCTCCTCTTCGTCGCCGGATTCCATCGCGTCGATGGCTTTTTCCATGTCTTTCTCGGCCTCTTTCCGCAGCCGCTCCTCTTCCTGCCGGCGGGCCTCGTCCGCCTTCCGCTTGGCCTCTGCGGCCTCTGCTTTCTTCCGTTGCCGGTATCGGGCGATTAAAAGCCCCGTCTGGGTGATGATCCGGTTCGGCTCTTTCAGCAGCCGGTCCCGCAGGTCCCGGATTTCATCATAAGCCGCCTTCGCCTTTTTCCGGGCCGGCTCCAGTTCGCCCCTGATCATCTTGACCATGTCCTTGGCGTCGCTGTATACCGCCTCGACCCGGCCCAGGTCTTCGTCCGTCTGGATCTCGGTCTTGATTTTCTCCAGGGCCTGCGCTGAAAAGCTCTCGACGTTCTGGGTTAATTTTTTTGTTTCCATGTTATCCTCCATTTTTTTTGTCGGGAATCAATCCCGCTTGATGGTTTTTTTCTTGACCTCGACCTCGCCGAACGATGCCGGCGCCGATTCCGGCCCGGAAATCAGAAAGGTCCGGTCTTTGTTGATCCGGCTTTTTTTCGTCTTCGACCCGTCGGGAAACAGGATGTTTTCGCTGGCCAAGACCCGCAGGGCGCCGCCCTGGTCCCAAAAAATCAGATATCCGGGCCGCTGGCGCTGGATCGTCCCGCCTCCGGTGATCGTTCCGATCAGATCCTGGCAGAAAAAAATCCTGACGATGATCCCCTTCCCATGCCGGCTTAAAATTTCCAGCCGCACCTCCGATTGAAGGTCAAAATACTGTTCGAAGTCGCAATTTTCGCTCATTCGTTTATTTTCTCCAGATAAAGTTCGAAGTCTCTGTCATCTTGTAATTCCATTCCGCCCGGCCGGTCGTCGTCTTCATTTTTCTCGATGGTAGAA